CCGCTGCCGGAGGTCACCACGGATCAGCGGGTCGAGTTCGCCATCCGCGTGGCCAAGCGGGTGTGCGCCGACCCCGTTTGGAACGTCTGGGCCGACGCTTGGCTGGACGGTTCCGACCGAACCGCCGATGCCACCACCCGTGCCGCCCATGCCGCCGCCTATGCCGATGCCGATGCCGCCTATGCCGATGCCGATGCCGATGCCGCCGATGCCGCCTATACCACCCATGCCGCCTATACCACCCATGCCGCCGATGCCGCCGATGCCGCCGATGCCGCCGCCTATGCCGATGCCGCCGCCTATGCCGCCTATGCCGCCGATGCCGCCGATGCCGATGCCGCCGCCTATGCCGCCTGTGCCGCCGCCTGTGCCGATGCCGCCGATGCCGCCTATACCACCCGTGCTGCCCGTGCCGCAGAAGCCGCCGCCTGTGCCGCCACCCGTGCCGCCCGTGCCGCCACCTGTGCTGCCTGTGCCGCCGCCGCCCGTGCCGCCGCCCGTGCCGCCGAACCGATAGACTTCTCGGAAATAGCTATGGAGATCGTTAACCGTGGTTAACGGAATTTTGTGGATCGGCGATCCACACCTGACGAGCCGCCGCCCAGGTCGTAGGCTGGACGAGGATTTTACGGCAACGGTGCTGGATAAACTGGCGTTTGCGTTCGATTACGCTCACGCCCGCAGTTTGCAGGTCGTCATCGGCGGCGACATGTTTCACGGTGCGCGCGAGCACTCGCACGAACTGTTAGCCCGCCTTAACCGACTCTTAGCACAGTACCCGGCGGCGTTCTGTTTGGCGGGGAATCATGATATGACCGACACGACGCTGACGGAAGACACCGCGCTGGGCGTCCTCAAGGAAGGGCGGCTGATTGAGGTGTTAGACACGTGCGAGCCCGTGTCTCTCACCGGGCTGTGCATTTTGCACCCCGTGCCTAGCGGGTTCGATGCGCCCTACGCCGTCCCCCCCGACGAACTCCCGAGCATAGTCCTGACACACGGGGACTATGCGTTTGGGTCGGCGTACCCAGGCGCGAAACCCCTACACGAGATCGCGGGGGCTTGCATGTGGATAAACGGCCACATGCATGGGAGCGAGGCCCCTGTCCGGTGCGGGGGAACGGTGTGCCACAACCCAGGGAACATCACCCGCATGAGTGTAGACACCGAAGGACATGTCCCCCGCGTATGGGTGTGGATGCCGAGTTTCGGGTCTTTGCTCGTTCCCGTCGCGCTACCCTATGTGCGCGACGGAGTTTTTGATTTAACGGGCAGGAGTACCCCTTGTGCGGAATCGGTTTTTTCAGACAGTAAATTCACGGAAATGTTACTGTCTGAAAAATCAACGGACATGCTACGTACTGAGGGGGGGGACGTGATGGGCGAAGAGATTGCGCATCTGTGTGACGAGCTCGGAGTCTCCGCTGCGGCTAAGGTCTATTTACAACAACTTATGACGGAAATTAAAAAATGAAGACCCACGTAGATGGAAGTAAGCCTGCCCCTGACGAAATATTTGTGTTCGGGTCGAATCTGTTGGGCCGTCACTACGGCGGCGCGGCGTTGGCGGCGTATAAATATTATGGTGCGGAGTGGGGGGTGGGAGTAGGGTTCTCGGGGCGTAGCTACGCGATCCCTACCCTCGCCACCCCTGGAGGTGATCGAATCGCGGTCGGTCAGGCTGTGCTCAATTTCGTGAGCTTTGCCCGAGAGCGCCAAGACCTGAATTTCTTTATCACCCGTATCGGCTGCGGGATTGCGGGCGGTAAAGACGAAGATTACGCGTCTCTGTTCAGGGGCGCGCCCGATAACTGCAATTTCCCCGAAGAATGGAGACAATATGTTTATTAAATTTAAGTTAACCGACCGGAACCGTGCGACCCACAACGGGTTCGTCCTGCCCGCTGATGGCGGGTGGTTTTACCCGGCGGATCGCACGAGCCCCCCGAAACCGTGTACCGATACGGTGTTGCACCACTACGACCACCCGTTGCTGGCCGTGCTGTTCAACCCGACCCACGGCAACTACCCGAACCCCCGGCTGTTCGAGATCGAGACGGACGAGCAAGTCGGAACCGACGGCCTGAAAGGGTGGTGCCGCGCACAGCGCGTGCTGCGCGAGTTGCCGCTGCCGGAGGTCACCACGGATCAGCGGGTCGAGTTCGCCATCCGCGTGGCCAAGCGGGTGTGCGCCGACCCCGTTTGGAACGTCTGGGCCGACGCTTGGCTGGACGGCTCCGACCGAACCGCCGATGCCGCCTATGCCGCCCGTGCCGCCGCCCGTGCCCATGCCGCCAATGCCGCCTATGCCGCCCATGCCGCCGCCCACGCCGCCGCCTATGCCTCCGATGCCGCCCATGCCTATGCCGCCTATGCCGCCGCCCATGCCGCCCGTGCCGCCGCCGAACCGATAGACTTCTTGGAAATAGCTATGGAGATCGTTAAATGACCCCCCCGCAGCAGGTATTTGAAGCGCAACAGCGCAGTAACCTCGCACAGCAACGGCTTCAGTCGCTTCTTGCGAAAAAACAATCCGCAACCGACCGCCTCGCCGAACTCCGCGCGCAGGTACTCGTGGAATATGGGACGGACGATCCTGCGCGCCTCGCTGCGATGATCTCGGAAATTGAGGCTCAGAACGCCGCAGCGGCCACACGTTATGCCTCCGAGGTAGCCGCGTTTGAACAGGCACTACGTGTGATCGAAGGGAGGTTGGCATGAAAGACCACGCCCCGTGGGTGAGCGCCCGCTCCCGTCGTCAACATCGCAGAGAGACTGCGGTATGGGTTCTTGTGGTTCTCGGGTTGATCCTGACGGCGTTTAAGTGGTGAGATACTTGTCCGTCTGTTCCGGGATCGAAGCCGCAACCGTCGCCTGGCGTGGCCTCGGCTGGGAACCGGTCGCGTTTTCCGAGATCGAGAAATTTCCGTGCGCCGTACTCGCTCACCATTACCCGCATGTCCCGAATCTGGGCGATATGACTAAATTTAAGGATTGGCCAGATGCAGAAGGTATTAGTCTCTTGGTTGGGGGAACGCCCTGCCAGTCATTCAGCGTTGCGGGGCTACGAAAAGGTCTGGACGACCCTCGTGGGAGCCTCATACTTACCTATCTGGCTATCGCAGATAGGTACAGGCCGAGGTGGGTCGTCTGGGAAAATGTCCCAGGTGTTTTGTCAAGCAACAGCGGACGGGATTTTGGAACCTTCCTCGGGGCGTTGGGGCAACTCGGGTATGGGTACGCCTACCGCGTTCTGGACGCTCAATACTGTCGAACACCTAAGTACGCTAGAGCCGTCCCGCAACGACGAAAGCGTGTGTTCGTTGTCGGACATCTTGGAGGCTGGGGACGTGCCGCAGCGGTACTTTTTGACTCCGAAAGCCTGCGCGGGAATCCTCCTCCGCGCCGCGAAACGCGGGAAGAAGTTGCCCGAATTGTTGGAAACGGCGCTGGCTCAGGTGTCCGGGTCGGGAGTGTAGAAGTCGGGCGCAGCCTGCTGGCGAAGGGCAATGACTCGATGGCGTTCGACCTCGATACACATGTGACCGAAGAGCGACCATGCGGACCGCTCTTGGTCGCTCTTGGCGAATACTCGGAGGACGGGTCCGCGTCTACGATGAAGCACAGAGATTACAAGGACGCGACGGATCTGGTTTACGGCGTTCGACCCGTTTCGCCCACGATTACGGGGAATTATGGTAAACAGGTCGGTTCATCGAACACATCAAACGACCCGAATGTCGCAATCGCTCTTGCGGGGAATATGATAGGGCGAGCGCCAGAAAACGGCGGAAACGGATCGGGGTGTGACGAGTCTGGCGCATCATACACTCTAACTAAAACTGACGTTCATGCCGTCGCGTACCGGACAAACCCCTCGGGTGAAGTTATGCGCCAGAACGGCGTATGCGCGGCGCTGACGACGTTTACCGACGCGACGGCGCAGTTCATCCAGCGGGCGTTAGCGGTGCGGCGGCTGACTCCGACCGAGTGTGCGAGATTACAGGGGTTCCCCGACGAATATTTATCTCAGGTGCCGGGGGCGAACGACACTCAGATGTACCGGGCGTTCGGAAATTCGATGGCGGTAAACGTGATGCAGGCGATTGGTGAACGGATTAATTTAATAGAGGGGGGAAGAGTATGACGCAGATCAATAGACCCGTGGCGTGGGCGATCATAGACGAGTACGGGGTGTGCGGGGCATTGGTAGAAGGAGAACGCCCCGGTAACGGGGCGCAGAACTGGGAGCCGCTGTACCGTGCGCCCGATTCGTGGGCGGGCGAGAGTTACCGTGTCGGCGAGCGTGACGGCGCTATCGTCGCCACGCTTGTGATACTGTCGATCGAGCTCGTTTTCGGCACACTGTGGCTGTTGGGGCATCACGTTTTATGATCCTCCGCCCGTATCAGCAAGCGGCGGACGAAGCGATCCACGTCGCGTGGAGAACACTTCGTCGCGTATTGTACGTCGCGCCGTGCCGGTCGGGTAAAACGGTGCAGATGGCGGAAGCGATCCGCAAGAACGCCGGGTGGTCGGTCGTGATCGCGCACCGCGCCGAGCTTGTCGCGCAAATGAGCCTCACGCTGGCGCGGTTCGGGATTTACCATCGGGTGGTCGGCCCCGTGACCCTCGCCCGGGCGTGTAGTAAAAAACACCGCGAGGCTCATTTGCGAGATTTTATTCGCCCCGGCGCGTCAGTTATCGTGGCGAGTGTGGACACCCTGGTAAACCTCAAGAACGACCCGATGTTTGAGGCCGTAACCCTATGGATAACAGACGAGGCGCACCATTTGCTGACTCGGAACAAGTGGGGGCAAGTGGTCGGCAAGTTCCCCCGCGCTCGGGGGTTAGGGGTTACGGCCACACCTTGCAGGTCTGACGGCGCAGGGCTCGGGGCGCACGCGGACGGGGTGTTCGAGACGTTGATCCTCGGGCCGTCGATGCGGGATTTAACCGCGTGGGGGAATCTCGCGCCATATAAAATCGTCGCACCCCAGTCGGACATCGACCTCGCGAGTGTACACGTGACGGCCTCGGGGGAGTTCAACCAGAAGGAGGTCGCCCAAGCGGTGCATAAGAGCAAGCGGATCGTCGGTGACGTAGTGCAGAAGTATCTCCAGTTTACGCCGGACAAGCTCGGGCTGACTTTCGCCGTAGACATCGAATCCGCAACCGAACTCGCGGCGGCGTACAACGCGGCGGGCGTTCCGGCGGCGATCGTATCGAGCAAAACGGACGACGGCTACCGGCGCGAACTCCAGCACAAGCACCAGCGGGGGGAAATACTCCAGCTAGTAAACGTGGATCTGTTCGGAGAGGGGGTGGACATCCAGATGCTGGAGGTCGTGTCCTTCGCCCGCCCCACCGCGTCGCGGGGGCTCTACGTGCAGCAATTTATGCGGTGCCTGAACCCCGACCCCAAGAAGTCACATGGGACGATCATAGACCACGTGGGGAACGTCCTGAGACACCGGTTACCCGACGCGAACACAGTGTGGACGCTAGACCGGAAGGAAAAACGGGGGAGTTCAACCCCCGACGATGTTATGCCACTCCGCTCCTGCCCCCGCTGCCTGGGGGTGTACGAGGCGTTTCGCGTCTGTTGCCCATACTGCGGGTTTAAAATCGAACCGACCGTGCGCGGCACGCCCGAGGGAGTTGAGGGCGATCTGGCGGAAATGAGCGAGGAATTGCTGGCGCGGCTGCGCGGTGAAGCGGGTTCTATCGACCGAGCGCCCGCCATGCCATATAACGCCGCGCCGGTCGTCGTGGCAAGTATTGCCAAGCGGCACAGAGAACGCGGCGAGTCACAACAGGCGTTGCGCGAGGTCATGGCGATTTATGGCGGATGGCAGGAATCTCTCGGACGTTCGGACTCAGAAATCCAACGGGCATTTTTCCTCACGTTCGGGGTGGACGTGTTGTCGGCTCAGGGACTTAATCGCGCCGACTCGGACAAACTGAAAGATAGGGTAGAAAAGAGCTTGGCGAGAGAGTCAGTTGTAGGTATTATGTAGGTCGGTGCGCGGGTAATTGTCCATTTAGGCTCGTTCCTGGTTCTGCGCACCGACCTAATTTTTAAAGGAGCCACGATGTGACTAATTTACAAAACTGGGCGATCCGCCACGGGGTCGCACACGACGCGCTGGACGAACTGCGCGTCGTATTGATTGGGTGCGAGGCCGATGGTTCGGGCGGAGATTTCGCGGGCGGGTCGGAAGCGGCGGCGCTCGCTCGCGTGAGGCTGGCTGCGTCCCGCGAGGGTTCGCGGTTGTGGAGAAACAATGTTGGGGCGTGTACGACGGAAACGGGGTCGTTTATCCGTTTTGGCCTCGCAAACGAGACGGCGGCGGTGAACGCGCAGTGCAAGAGCGCCGATCTGATCGGGGTCAAGCCCCTGCGGATCACTCCGAGCCATATCGGGTCGGTTGTCGGACAATTTTACAGCCGAGAAGTTAAAAAACCCGGTTGGGTGTTCTCGAACACTCCGAGGGAAGCGGCGCAACTGCGCTGGATCGAGATTTTAGTGGGACTGGGCGCGGATGCCGCGTTCACTACAGGGGAGTTGAAGTAATGGCAAAGAAGGCAATAAAAGAGAGTGTTCAGAGGGCGTTGATTCTGTCGGCAGCGATGCGGCTGGCGAAAAAGAAAGAATTCATAAACGTGACCCGCGAGGAAATAGCGGCGGCGGCGAAGTGCGCGCCCTCCCTGATTTCCTATTACTTTTCACGGGTAGGCGCGCCCCGCAGAGGGCAACGCGGCTCCGCGAAACCCCTACAACCCGACCTGTACGATGCGATGATGACCGAGGCGGTCAGGGTTAAAGACCTCGGATTGATCGCGCGCGGACTGGCGACGGGAAACAAGATCGCCGAATCCGCGCCGCAGAGCTTGCGGCGCGACGCTTTAGCCACCCTCCTGTAGCGCGCCATGCTGCCCCTCGCGCTCTCCGCCCTCGCGGAGTATAGGCAGTTCATACTCTACAGACTGGCCCCGAGTAAAGTCCGACCCGGAAAGACAGACAAATTCCCATGTGACCGAACAGGTGTGGTCGCCGACGCGCACGACCCTACGATCTGGTTGAGTTCGGAGGAGGCATACTCTGCCGCCGAGTCACTCGGAATACCGAAGCAGGTAGGATTCGTAATTACGGATAACGACCCGTTCTGGTGCCTGGACATAGACAATTGCCTCGTAGACGGGGAGTGGACGGAAAACGCCCTCAGCTTGTGCCGGTCGCTACCGGGGGCAGGCGTGGAAATCTCTTCATCCGGTCGGGGGCTGCACGTTTGGGGAACCGGTAAGCTCCCCCAGCATGGGTGTGTCTACAAACCGTGGGGACTAGAGTTGTATCATCGCCGACGGTTCATGGCGTTAGGGTCCCTGGATGCGAACGGTAACGCCGCAACCGATCTGACTCCTCAGATTACGGAAATTATCGCCAGATATTTCCCTATCGGGGAAAAACCCGAGGGCCATATCGAGCTTACGGCGGTACCTGTCGAGGGATGGCGTGGGCCGACAGAGGATGGCGACCTTATTCGCCGGTTTCTCGCCTCGAAGCCGGGAGTCGGAAAAATTCTCCCCCGCGATTTATGGGAGGCGAACCCCACTGAGCTAGCGAAATATTATCCCGCGCAAAGTGACGCGCAGGGGTACGGTGCGAGTGAGGCGGATGCCGCTCTAGCCGCAAAGCTGACGTTCTGGACGGGGCTAGATGGCGAGCGGATCGTCAGGCTCATGTTGCAGTCGGATTTGAAACGCCCAAAGTGGGATCGCGACGGTTACCTCGACCACACTGTTGCGTTAGAGTGCGCCCGTCACCGGGGCGGCGTTCTGTGCGACCCGTTGCCCGACGCTTCCGCAGAAGCCGCCGCCGTGAGCGGGGAGCCTGTCGAGGTATCGGGCAGCGTCTACGTTGACGGCGCGGGGCAGGCAAAATTATGGCGGAACTTCGCCTATGTCGCCGACGTGGATAAAATTCTCACGGGGGCGGGGCGCTTCATGTCCCACTCGTCGTTCAAGAGTTACTACGGCGGTAAAAAGTACGTTGTTGACGCGGAGGGGAAAGCCACGGCGGATGCGTTTGACGCGTTCACCCTCGGCTCCGTCGTCGCACAAGTGAAAGCCGAGACAACCGCGTTCCGTCCTGACCGCCCCGAGTTTATGCCGTGGGTTCAGGACGGGGAGACGTGCGTAAATACCTACCGTAAAGTCGAAGTCCCGCAGGTCGAAGGCGATCCGACGCTGTTCTTAGATCATCTGGCTAAACTCTTGCCGAACGAACGTGACCGGCAGATCCTGCTCGGCTACCTCGCGGGGGTCGTCCAGTATCCGGGCGTTAAATTCCAGTGGTGCCCCCTCATACAGGGGGTCGATGGCAACGGTAAAACGCTGTTGACCAAGTGTGTGACCCGCGCCGTCGGGGAAAAATACTGCAATGAGGCTAAAGCCTCAGAATTGAGCGAAAAATTCAACAGTTGGGTGGTGGGGATGATCTGCATATCCGTGGAGGACGTGTACACCCCGAGTGATAAAACCGAGGTGTTCGAGACGCTCAAGCCAATGATAACGAACCGTCGTCAGCCAATCAGGGATATGGGCGTGGCGATGAAAACGCGGGACGTGTGTGCGAACTTCATCTTGAACTCAAACCATAAAGACGCGATCCGCAAGACCAAGAACGACCGACGGGTCTGCAATTTGTACACCGCGCAGCAATGCGAAGAAGACCTGGCGCGGGACGGCATGACCGAGGAATACTTCGCCCGGTTGTACGGCTGGCTGGATAACGAGAACGGGCACGCGATTGTGAGCCACTTCCTGCATAATTATAAAATTCCGGTCGAGTTCGGCTTGGCAAGCTTGCTATCCCGCTCACCTAAGACGACCAGCACGGACGAGGCCGTGGCGCTCAGTCTCGGGCCAATCGAGCAGGAAGTGGTCGAGCACGCAGAACAGGGCGCGGAGGGCTTTGCGGGCGGTTGGGTGAGCAGTACCGCCCTAACCGCGATGCTACGGGGAATTCGCTCGGAAGGGAAGCTATCCCATGTCCGCCGAAAAGCCCTGTTGGAGTCCCTCGGGTACATCACGCATCCGGGGCTGTACAAGGGGCGGTCAACTATCTGCGTAGATGGTGGGAGGCCGGTGTTGTTCATCAAGAAAGATCATCCGCAAACCACGCTCGTAGGAGGTGCCGCCGTAATTAAGGCGTATTCCGACGCGCAACTGCCGAACGCGCCCGGATTAGTGGTCGTCCCGCCGGTTCCTGTTGCCGCACGTAAATAATGTTTGACAGACTCACCAAACGAGAATATAGTTCGTCCACTTTGGGTTTTCGCCGATACCATAGAATTCGGCGGGAGGTAATTAACTGTGATTAAAATAGAGATCACCGACGTAAAGGCTCTCAGCCCTTCCTCGGTGGATAATTTGACGGCGTTTCTCCGGGCGGAATCGGGATACGCGGAACGCTCGATGGCGCAAGGGGAATTGCTCTCCCGCCCCGAACGAGAAGCTATCGAAGCGAAACTGGTCGCTCGGGAAATCGAGCTAAACGCGGAAGAGTTTCGTCACGGCGATCCAGACGAAACTCAAGAGAACTCCCGCATAGCTTCGGAAAAAGAAGTGGCGTTCGTGCAGATGGGGGGCAATCCTTTCGACTACGCCGAATTCGCCCGTCGTTCGGAAGAACTTGGCGCAGAGTACGCGCAGATGGTTGCGCCCCGCTATTTCGGGATGTCGAAGGCGGAGGCGTTAAGCACATTCCTCAGTCTCCTCACGTCACTCAGAAACGAGTTTGTCGTTCGGGGTGCGCCTAAGTCTCCCGCCGTGGGGGTAGTCGCCTCCGACCCCTACGCTCCGATCTGGCCGACGAGCGCCGGAGCAAGTGTGGTCGATGCCTCGACAGGGGAGGTATTCCCCCTTGCCGGAGGCGCTATCCCCTCGCATCCCACGGCTCCCGCCGTAGAACTCGATTCGGCGGGGAAACCGTGGGATGCGACTCTGCACAGTGAGACGAAGAGCAAGCTCAAAGACGGAACGTGGCGTACCCGCCGTAATGCGGGTGCTGCCGTACCTGCCGTGCCTGCCGTGCCTGCCGTACCTGCCGTACCTGCCGTACCTGCCGTACCTGCCGTACCTGCCGTACCTGCCGTACCTGCCGTACCCGCCGTACCCGCCGTACCCGCCGTACCCGCCGTACCCGACACGTTTCAGGCGTTTATGGACTATCTCGTGCCGCTGTACAACTCGGGGGCACACTCGCCCGACCGGTTCCACCCGATTCTTCGGGAGTTCGGTTTAGCTAATCTGGTCGAGCTTTCTAACGCCCCCGAGCATTTAGCCGAGGTGTACGCTCGGATCGAGGCAACCCGCTCGGATCGCGTCGTGGCCGACGAGTCCATGACGGCGGTGGACTCGTCGGCCATCAGCCACATCGGTTATGCGCCCGAGTCACAGACGCTGTCCGTGCAGTTTAAGGGGGGCAGGATTTATAAGTACGCCAAAGTCCCCTACGACGAATACGTGGCGTTGATGTCGGCGGAGTCTATCGGTTTGTATTTCCGCACGAATATCCGCGATCATTTTTCTGTAGTACCTAACTAGAAAGGAATCACCATGTCACGAGTTTTATTCCCCGTAGGGCGCTTAGTGGGGGGCAGTGTGGGAACGCTGCGCGCAGTGAAGGACAAAACGGGTCAGCCCAAGCTAGATCGCAACAAAAAACCTCGCGAGGAAATTGCGTTCGGGGTGGCTTTCCCGAAAAACGGGATCGCGGACTGGAAGCAGACCGACTGGGGTAAGCAGGTTCTCGCCATAGGTATGGCGGCTTTCCCGCAAATGTATGTCATCCCCGCTTTCGCTTGGAAAGTGACGGACGGTGACAGCCTTATCCCGAACAAGCGCGGCAAAGTGCCGAGCAAAAATGAGGGCTACCCTGGTTGCCACGTCGTCTGGTTTTCCCAAGGCTGGGTGCCGAAGCTGCGCGGTCGAGACGGCGTTTCGGAAATGGAGGTGGGGGCGTTCACTCCGGGCAACTACGTCCAAGTGATAGCAGATGTGGCGGGGAATGGCGCGACGGGCGAGAATACCCCCGGCGTGTACATGAACCCCCAACTGGTCGGACTCGCAGGATATGGCACGCCGATACATCTGGAAGAAGAGGTCGATACAACCGGGTTCGGGCAAGCGCCTCTCCCTGCCGGGGCGACCGAGGCTCCTGTCGGGGGTTTTCCTGCTGGGGCGGGTGTGGCAAGCCCGTCCCCCGCCTCTACGGGTACTGCCGCGCTTGCTCCGACATCCCCTTCTAGCGCGCCGCAGGTGCCGGTCAAGCCTAACACGTCGTATATGGCTCCACCCCTGCCCCCCGCCAAGCCCTCGCACGCTATGACCGCCTTGGCGCAGGGGGCGACATACGAGGCCATGATCGCCTCGGGTTGGACGGATGCGCTCTTGGTCGAGCATGGGATGATGGTCGTGTAACTGTTACCTCCGCCACAGTTTAAAAGGCGGGATTTTAGGAGGAAGAAATTCATTATGAAGAAGCCAGATTTAATATCCGCAATAGCCTCGAACGCGGGGATCAGTAAAGAACAGGCGGAGGACGTGCTCGGTGCGCTCCCCAAGATACTTTCGGTAGCTCTGAAGGAGGGCTTAGGGGTGAATCTACCCGGCATCGGCAAGTTCGCGGTTCAGAAGCGTGCAGCCCGTACTTGCCTCAACCCGAAGACGGGAGCCGGAATCGAAGTCCCCGCCAAGTCGGTTCCGCACTTTAAAGCCGCGAAGGCGTTTAAAGACGCTTTACTGTAAGACTGACCCGCGCCAGAGTAGCGCGGGATTTCTCGGTGAGTTCGGGCGCCCCCCCCCCCCCCCTACCTGCGAGGCGCGGCGACCGAACTCACCGATAAATTCCACGAAGGAGAATAGAATGGACATGAAACGCGGCGTAGTGATCTGCCGTACTAGGGGGGCGGGGAGCGCGGGGGACTCGACGGCGCTGGCCCAGCATTTCGGTAAAACCCGCATAGTGCCCAACTGGGCTCCCGGCGACCCTTTACCCCCAAACGCACTCGCATTTACCGAAATTCTCGGGATAGACGGGGCGGTCCCGTTTTATGAAGCGATGCGGGAGGTGGCGAAATGACCCGCCCTCTCGTAACGGCGCGCATAGACTTCGAGACGTACAGCGAGGCGGGGTACGTTATAACCGCAGACGGGCTAGAAGCTCTCCCCGGCGCGTCGCAAGGTAAAAAAGGCTTGCAAGTAGTAGGTGCGCAGGTCTATGTTGAGCATCCGTCTTTCGAGGTTCTCACCTTGTCCTACAACATCGGGCAAGGCGTGCGCCGCTGGAAGCCGGGCAACCTCCCGCCGGTTGATCTTTTCGGGCATATCCGCGCGGGGGGGTTGGTGAGCGGGTGGAACTCGGGGGGCTTCGAGGTCAAAGTATGGGCGTGGCTCGTTCGGCGTATGCGCTGGCCTGCTTTCCCTGTCGGTCAGTGGCGCGACACGATGGCGGATGCCCGAGCGTTCGGGCTACCTGGCGCGCTCGGGGAAGCGGCCAAAGCCCTGCATCTGGTGAGTCAGAAAGACCCCGAAGGTAAACGTCTCTTAGATAAATTCAGCGTACCGCGCAAACCGACCAAGACCGACTCACGACGCAGGATTAAACCCGAGGATGACCCCGAGGATGCCGAGAAACTGTACGCTTACTGCGATCAGGACGTGCGGACGGAGCAAGGCATCGCGGAGCACGTCCCCGAGCTATCCCCTGCCGAACTGGCCGTCTGGCAGTGTGACCGCAAGATCAACGACCGAGGCGTGCGGATAGATATGGCGGGGGTCGAGGCGTGCTGCGAAGTGATTAACCAGGCCCACGCGAAATATAACGTGGAATTACGGGAATTGACGGGGGGGGCGGTGAGCCGCGCTTCGGAGATCCAGAAGTTATCCGCCTGGCTGACGACCACGCAGGGGCTTGCCGTCGAGTCCCTTGACGTAGAACACTTAGAGAACTATTTACTCGATCCAGAACTCCCCGCACCCGCACGGAGGGCGTTAGAGATTCGCGCCGCTATCGGCTCGGCCTCTGTGAAAAAAGTATTCGCCATGCGCAACACGGTGAGCGCGGCGGGAAGGCTTCACGACCTGTTTCTGTACCACGGCGCACGCACAGGACGGACGACTGGCTCAGGCCCGCAGCCTACAAATTTACCGAATTCCGCCGGAGTGTACACCCAGAAATGCAACTGTGGTCGGCACTACGGAACCGACCGCCTTACCTGTTCGTGGTGTGGGGCGGAGGTCGCGAATTCGATCAAAGTCGAATGGGGTGTCGAAGCGGCTAAAGACGCATTGGAAACCATAGGCACGAAGTCTCTCACTTACGTTGAGTACGTGTGGGGCGACGCGATGCTGGCGGTGGCGGGCTGTCTCCGCACGCTATTCGTCGCAGCGGAGGGTTACGACTTGATGTGCAGTGATTATTCGTCTATCGAAGCCGTGGTGCTGGCGGAGTTAGCGGGCGAACAGTGGCGCAAAGATGTGTTCCGCACGCACGGGAAAATTTACGAAATGTCTGCGTCCCAGATCACGAATATCCCGTTTGAGGAGTATATGACCCATGTTGGGTATACCCCCACCCAACTCTCTCAACACGAGTGGTGGAAACTCAAACCAGAGAATAAAGGCTCCCATCACCCGACTCGGAAGACTATCGGAAAAATCGCAGAACTCGCCGCAGGGTACGGCGGGTGGACAGGCTCGATGAAAGCGTTCGGCGCGGAAGAGTTTATGACCGAAGAGGAAATGGTGAAAGCGCTCAAGGCGTGGCGTAACGCATCCCCTTCGATTGTCGAGTTCTGGGGCGGGCAAGAGAGGAACTGGAAAACCGAGTATTACGGTGTCGAGGGCATGACGATTTTAGCGATTAAGCACCCCGGCCACATCTTCGAGTTTCGCGGGCATTTTTTCCAAGTACGGGACGATGTACTGTTTATAAAGCTGTTGTCCGGCAGAGAAATGGCGTACCAGCGCCCCCGAATCGGGCCGAACAGCCGGAGAGAAGGAACTCTCGCGATCAGCTTTGAAGGCTGGAACAGCAACCCGAAGAACGGTGCGATGGGCTGGCAACGGATGGAGACTTACGGTCCGAGGTTGACGGAGAATATCGGGCAGGCGACCTCCCGCGACATACAGTGGCACGGCATCCTCGCGCTCGAAGCGGCTGGTTACCCTATCGTGCTGCACGTGTATGACGAAGATATAGCGGAAGTCCCGAAGGGGTTCGGCAGTCTGGAGGAGTTCGAGCGGGTAATGTCCGCGATGCCCCCTTGGGCGGCGGGTTGGCCGGTCGTGGCCAAAGGCGGGTGGGTTGGAGAGAGGTACAGGAAATGACGACAGACGGCGTGATCGAGGTAAACCGTGACAGTTAAATTACTAGGGTACACCCCGTTCCTAGAGAAAGATCAGGCTAAAAGCGACCGGGCAACGAAATTTATCGGGCGGGGGTCACTGAGGTCGAGTACGCAGGATTACGCCCGCTCGTGGGGGGCTTTAGCCAACTGCGGACAGTACGCTTCCGAGGACGCGGTGTTCATTAGCGCGGAGGGACTGCGGTCGGGGCGCATGTTGCCTAACTTCGCCGAAATCCAGAGGGCGGCGGACGCGGGGGTGGCGTTCATAACGGATGACCTTAAAAATCGCTCACGACCGCATAACTTGGGGGAACGAGAGGTGGCGGCGTACCTGACTAAGATCGGCTACGCTGAAACCGGTAAAGGGTACTGGACGCGTGCGGCGGTTTCCGCACATATTGAAAAGGGGAATTATAATGAGTAAGCTGGGCAAACGTGGCTGCAAACAACCGACGCAAAACTGTGGGCGGATGGTTCGCTAACGCAATTGAAGCGGCTCAAAACGCCGCCCCCTTGAAGTGCGGCAAAACTTGGAGAAATAACATGGCGGAATATTACAAACGAAACTCAGCTTGGGCAAAACCAGCACAATCTTATCAGACACCACTCAGCCAAGAAAATGAAATTAGGTTTAATAATTGGCTCAAACAAAACAGCCAAAGAGTAGGGGAATTTAACCCAGCAAACCCGCAAGAAGATTACGATATGCGCGGATGGTGGCTGAAAAATAACGGTGCTGCTGCGCCGGACGGGCATTTTCCAGATACCTATAAAACCCCATATCATGAGACATTTAGCAATGAATCTCAGTACGCCACACCCAACGCCCCGGCATGGAAACAGATAAACAACAGATGGAATCTGATTGATGGCGCGGGGAACATCCTAAAAACGGAATGAGGCGTTTTGACATTGCATTTGTGGGGCGCAAAGTGGCTGTCGAAATTGACGGCGGGAATCGCATGGCGGTAGCCGACAAGAATGGGAATGCCGTGGCAATTGGCAGGCACACAAAAGATGCGGATTACGAGAAGATCAATGCTGCGCAAGAATTGTACTGGCGCGTTCTAAGATTCAGCCCTGCAATGGTTAAATCTGGAGCAGCTATACGCACGATTGGACGCGTGCGGCGGTTTCCGCACATATTGAAAAGGGGAATTATAATGAGTAAGCTGGGCAAGGATGGGCAAACGTGGCTGCAAACAACCGACGCAAAACTGTGGGCGGATGAATTCTGCAAGAGGAACAGCGCGGCGGATCACGGAACGATGATCGGATGGTTCGCTAACGCAATTGAAGCGGCTCAAAACGCCGCCCGTCGGGAAGCCGAGCACGTCAAGGAGAAGGAGGAAACCATAAAGAAGTCGGTCGACGCGAGGAAATCTTTACCCGACGGATTTTATTGGCTGGAGTCCTCGAAAGCCTCCGAAGACGCGGGCTTGGTCAAGCTGTACACTTCGTTAGGAGGGGTGAGGGGCGTGGGCTTTGGGGTATGGGACGGCGGAGTATTTATGCCGCTTTCCGAGGTGTCGATTGACTCCGTTTTTAACCGAGTAATACACTTGTTCTGCGAAGGGGCGGGGGGTAAGCCGAGCGGGTGTCCACACTGCGGCGCGGTAGAGATAGATTCCCCTATGCCGCGTACTCTCTACGAATGTGGGTCAACGGATTACGACCGCGTACCGGGCACTTTCGCTCAATCCGATGAGTGCCGACTCCGCCCTCCCGTTCCCCGCCACTAAGGTAAAAACGCCCCGCTTCGTAAGTTGCGGGGCGTTTTTACCGAGGCATTGAGTCTCTACACTCGCCACTCCGGCTACCTAGGAGGCAACTTTATGCCGCAGAACCGGGGGCTACGCCAGTATCTGCGGTTTTCACCACGCTAGCCGCGTCCGCATACAGCGCCTTCGCCACACCTAACGCACCCGCGATCTGCGGCATAGCGGCGTTGAACGCGGCCAAGTGCTCGTCAGGTACGCCCGCCGCAAGACCCGGTACAACGGTGTGAACCAATGTGGCCGCTAATTGGGCTTTAGCCGCAACTTTTTCGGCGGATTCGATCCCGCCCGTGGCGTTGGGGAACAGTTTTTCGGCCAGAGTCCCGGCAGATTGGAACGCGGATAAAAATAGCTCGGCGTTGGCGAAAAGATTAGTAAGCAGTACGAGATTCATGTCAGAGTCCTTATTCGGTTGTTGCTGCGGTATTTCCACCGGCGGTCGCAGCGTCACTGCCGGTGGGGGTGAGAGAGGCAGGCTCCTCGGCTACGGAAGGCGGGATTGACCCGGAGTTCCCCGCCATGCTGTCCGACCCATACGACCACATCATGATCGCCCCGTACAACGTGGCGAACGGGGCGAGGTTGAAGACGTTGAGACTGGTTAACGCCCCCCAGAGCATGTCATCTGACATCCCCGAAAACCCCCCAGCTTTAATAATCCCGGTAAACCCCACCACGATCCCCGATAGCGTGCCGAACGAAGACCCGATGTTAGTAAACCAGTGATTGTAAAACGATGAGGTGCCTCCCCCGCGACCGTATACTTTCAGGAAGTGAAAGTATGTTCCGATGACCGCCACGAAAACCGCGAGCGCGAAGATGCCCACGTTATGGATCTGGGGGTCGGGTGTTTCGGTGGCGGCGAAGACCCACAAGGGGCTTAAAACCATTACGAGCAAGATGATTAATTTTTTCATGTTTTATCCTATAAAGTCGGCGGCTTGAAAGTGCGCCATTTCGCGTAAATGCCCCGTCCAACGACCTGACCACTTGAGTCCGACAGATTCGCCGCACAACCCCACGAGTTCCCACAGCTTCGCGTTCTCGGGGTCAGCGCACGACCACACGGGTTTCCCGTCACGCATCGGGCAGCAGTCATACCCGACTGCGAGGCCGTCGGCCTGCGGGTTGTGCGCGGATTGCCCTGGCTTCGCGTTAGTGACAATTGCGCCGGGGGTCGTGCGCCCCGTGGCGTACAGTGCCGCCTGTTCCGCGTTGCTGCGCAGCGTGCAGTAGACCAGAAGGGGGAAACCCTTGGCGGCGCAAGCCGCTCCGTGCTTCGCGGCCAGCGCGGCGATGTCTGGACGTAAATCTGCAAGGCTTCTTGAACTCATAAAACCCTCCTATGTTTTACGACGGGCGAGGTAGTCCTGCACGGTCGGTTCCTGCCACAGCCTCACCAGCACCCAGATTAGGGTGAAGAACGCGGTGATGTGTGGCAGAGATTCGACTAGCAGCCCCAACATGGCGGACACTACCGCCAGTGTGTCGCCTACGTGTTTTAGATGTTCACTCATGTCAGTAGGTGATGCAAGTAAAAACCACCGTATCTCCCGCCGTAAAGGTCGCGGCGAGCCCCGTGACCAGGACTAGAACGCCGAGCAACGGACGAGCAAGGTGTCGCTCGCGACCCAAGCCGTGGCGGACATCACATCGTTGTACTGGGTGAGCGTGACGGAGGTTGTGGAGTTCGCGGTCTGCGCGGTGCGGGATACGGCGGTAGAGTGGGTAGTTTGATCTTCTGCTTCGCAGATCCAGCCGTTAGGCGCGGTGGGCAACCCGATCACTCCCGCCGAAGCGGTTCCACCCGTGCCGACGTTAACCGTAAAGGCTGAAGTGTTGGTTCCCGCCAGAATCGCCGGGGACGTGCCAAAACCCGAGGAAATAGTCGGAGCCGCTTCGATTACCGGGTTTGTACGAATCGTCTGGCGAAGAGTGCCGGTGTTAACGAAGGTCAGGTTACCGTTGAAATACTCCATGCGCCCCGCGATGGGCGTAGACGCAAACGCCCCGACAGTGAAGGCCAAAGGGGCGGCGGCGGTCGTCCCTGTCGCCAGGGCCAAAGGGGGGGTGAGAGTTACCGTCGCGTTGCTGATGGTCACGGTGGCGCTAGGGGTGGTGGAATTAAGCCCGGTCGTCAAGAAATTGATCTGCGTCGGGGCGGAAGAAGTCGTCCAAGTGGCGCGGGCGGTCACATCAATCCCCGCGCCTTCCACGTATGATGCCCCCGTATAGCCGAAGAAGTCTATCGTCCCAACGATGTCGCCTGACGTTGTGGCGAGTGGCACGGCGGCGGCCCCACGCGCGTCTTTAAACACGATGCCTGGCCCCGCACTGCCCGTATTACTGGCGTAGTTGAACTCCGCGTTGTACCCCTGCGAGTCTACAGTATTGCTGTACTGCGTCTGCCCTTGAATCACGAAGGGAGTGATGACCCCCTTGCGGCTGACCGAGCCTATGGCGTTGCCGTAGCTGTCGTAATACCACCCGGCGGGCGCGTAGGATGACTGAAATGATCCTGACGGCTGCGGGTCGTTGGGTAAATTCGGAAAAGCGTTTGCGGTAAGACAGATCGCGGCCAGCCCGAAGGATAGTGCGAGAACGAGTAATTTCTTCATGGTGTTGCGTCTCCTAGGTTATATTTCGGGTCAAGCAGTTTTATTTTAACACGTAACAGAATTGCGCGGTTCTCGTCCCCCTCGATTTTTAGCTCCGAGAGTAGATATTTTATGTGATCGGTTTCGTAGGATGAGATCATATTCCGGTGCAGAACATTGTGAACCGAAAATACCATTTATTTTGATCTAGAGTTCCCCGCCCACCTCCCCCGGTTTTGGACAACACCGACCAAACGTATGTCCCGCCAGTTTCAAGATTATACCCCCCGGAGGTCGCGTTCGCCCAAAAGGCGGGGGGGGCGGGGAGGAGCGTAATCGCGTCGGTCACAAGTACGCTACTCATCGGGATCACATCCCCTACGGAGTAGCCCAGTTCGGCGGAATTACAAACTATGGCAGGGACGAGCAGGTCAGGAATCGCGGGGAAAGTGTGGATGGAGGAATAACCCCCCCCGGCCAGGTACCCCGCAGAAACGCTCCCTAAATTAAACTGCGCCCGGCGATAAGCAAAGTCGTTGCGCACGTACGCGGCGGTCGCTAGGCTACCGCTGTAGTCCCCTTGAGATGGGGTGACCCCCGTAGACCCTGCCGCCGCCCAGAGCACCCCCGACGCGCTCCCGTTGAGCGCCACCGCGCCCGTAAACGCCACCGCGCCCGTAAACGTCGCCCCCGTTAGCGGCGCGTAGCCAGACCCCGATACCGCTAACGGGTTTTCCAGTATCCAGCACGTCCCCGCCGCGTTCCAGCGGACTTCGGCGTAACCGTTCAGGTCACCCGCCGCGAGGGCCACCACAACGCCTGCAACGTATTTTTTAATAACGATGGCCGTCTGCGCCGTACCACCCAGCGTGGCGAGCAGCGTAGGTGTGGTTGTCGCGTTCGTCGCGGAGAGTTTAACGACCAGCCGCGCGCCATCGGCGAACCGAAGCAGGGAGAAATTAGGGAAACTCGCGGTGATCGCGTCTGCCGTACCCCCGCCTACCGCGTACTGATCGGGGGCGTATAAACTGGCCGCCGAAACTGACGTACCCGCGATCAGATACCCATTAGCCGCCGTGTTTACGCGGAAGGAAGCCGTGCCGCCGGGGAGGATCGTGGTCGTCCCATTCGCCACGCCTTCGAGCGTGTCCGTCGCTGTGAGCAAAGCAATTGTTACGACTCCGGTTCCCGTATTTTTATAGGTTATGTGGAATCCCGAAGTCACGCCGCCCGCGTCGGGCAGTTTGGCCGTTAACGTCACAGTACACTCGATTGTGCGTAAATGATCCGCCCCCGTGGCGGTGTTGTTCGCCGCGATAGTCCGGCCCGTCATGTCCAGCGCATTCATTACCGCCGAGTTCAACGCGGCGAGGGTCGCGACGGGTGGGTCGGTTAACTGAGATTTAAGCCCCGCCCAAGTGATGGTGTTGGCGTTGCTTACGGAGCCGTCGTCGGGGGGCGGGGTGACGTTGTAGCCCGCAACCACTTGTGTGGTGTATTTCTGACCCATTATTCAAACTCCATGTCGGTAGCTATGTCGAATTTATGCAGAAAAGGCAATTGGTGCTCCAATTTTTCCCCCACGTCGTCCCGACACATTTTGTTCGGCAGGACTAAATACTCCGCAATATCATACGCTTTTTTGGTCGCCTCAACAACGGTCTTACCCTTGCCAGAGATGACGCAGGTGTACTCCCCCGCTGTTTCGATCTGGCCTTTCCGGTTCTTCCGCACCTCGCAGAAATGGATGTGCTCGGCGTTCTTTTCCGTTACGCCGAATATGACGATCCCCTCCGCCGCGCGGTTGCGTGCCACGGTGAACGGGAAATTCGGAATCGTCATGACTAGACCGCAGCAAACGTCGGTACTGACTTCCAGCGTATCTTTTCCGTTAACTAGGTCAAGCGCCCATTGCGCGGGGTCGCCCTTGTGAGTCTCTCGCACTAAGTTCCAGTGTGGCCAGCCCGCCCGACACGTCAATTCGAGGAATCCAAGCGCCCCGGTTTTTTTATCCATTATGCAGTTTACAGCCACATCGCCCACGTACCCCGCCGAATGCAGGTATTCGGTAAAGGGCGCGAGTAGCTCATCGAATATTCGGGAGTGCTCGGAATACTGGACTATCGTTCCCGCCTCGCCGCAATTTGGCCCGAAGTTGCGGGATTGTAGTTTTTTATGCTCAAAGCACGTGTTTTTCCACTTCGACCACCCGCCGGGGCCGAAGAAACAACTCACCCCGACCTCGATGCCCGGTTTAAACTCTTGCAGGACGACCGCCATGCCGCCTTTGCCCAACGCGACCCATTTTTCCAATGTGTTCTGGATTTCCTCTTCCGCGTAATCTTCGTTCGAGGGGACGAAAGTTAACGATTTATCCGGGTTGCCTCCGTCGGCGGGCTTGATTACCCACATCCCGCCGTTATCCTTGAGGAACTTGCCCGCCGCCACGAGGTTCGGGAATTCGTGGTACGGGATCAATTCTACTCCGTGGCGTTCGAGTAACTTCATGGCGAATACTCGATCCAGTTCGAGTTTGCACCCTTGCGTGCCCGACCCGAAAATAGGGAATCCCTGCTCGATCAGTTTATCCCGCTCTTTCATGAGTGCGGCGTTGCCGGTCGGGAAAATTAAATCCGCCCATTTGAGCCAAGGGTGGTAGTCCGATACCCGGGGAACCATGCCGTCGCCCACGGTTCGGCGTTCGCCGCCGGGAAAGGAATTTATCCACAGTTTAACTTCGTGCCCGAAAGCTTGGCATTCGAGGGCGTAGTCCAGCCCTTGACCGGATTCGATGTCTATGATGAGGATCTTGAGGGTCACGGTTTATTCCTTTCCTGTCTACGTCTCGCGCGAGCTTGTTCTGGGTCATAGAAGTTTTTCGTTTCGTCGGCGTACCCACTCGGAGATGACTGGGCCCCGTATGCCATCGCCGCACGCGAACCGACATCCCCCAGCCGTCGGATTATGTCAATTACTTTCCCGTGCTCGAAGCCCCCTGACAAATACTTCAAAACGGCGGGTTTACTATAGATTTCCCCTAACGCGAGGTACTTGAGCGCCGCAACTTTGTGGTGGAAGGGGGAGGTTTTTATTCCCCCACTCACCACAATACCCGCTCCCGCAACATTCGCGAGCGGACGGGTGGCCGTGTCCGCGACTCGGGCGAACTTAAACGCGTCTTCCGTCCAAGCCTTGCCCATAACTTCGCGCAAGTAAGGCTCTCCATATCTTTCTAACTCGGCGACGAGGGGAGCCCCCGATAACTCTTTGCCCGTATATCTCCGCGCGGCTTGGGATGCGGGAACCTCCATCGCCGCCAGAATCTTCCGGGCGAGGTACTCCTTCAACCCCTTTACCTCGGGGGAGTTCGCGCCGAACGCGGCGTTTATTTGACGGAATCTTAGAAGTCCGTCGGGCTGGGTGATGTAGTCCGCCGCAACTAGAGATTTTTCACCGCCGTCTTTAACCGCAGAAACTATACTGCCCCGAACTAGGTTGTTCAACCCCACTTTTTTCTTGATCGCGTCACGTATCCCGGCATTTACGGTTGAGTACCCTTTGACTGGCAGGAGGGCCGGGTCCAAATGACCCCCGACCGCCGCCAACTGCTTCGCCAAATTCCGCATTTCGTTCGCCTGAGCCCCGAAAAGAACGTCATTTTCTTTTCCGTCTAGCATTTTAAAAAGCCGCGCCCCACTAACCTCCTCTGTCATCGGGTCGGAGGCTTGACTAAGAAGCCTTTCCCAATGTTGGGACGCGACTTGCTTAAAAATTTCGGGGGATACTAAATTCTTCACGTTTACCAGCCGAGCAACTTGGTCGGGGCGAACTAGGTACTCTGTTATTTTCTCGGGCTGTATCGCTCCCCCTTGAGTAGAGTCTTTAATGAGGCTCTGAACGGTTAAATCCTGGTATTTTTTGATACCCTTGTGGTAAGACGCGTCCGCCACACGTAAGGCGTTAATCCCCGCCGTGACATTTTTGGCCCCATACTCCCCCACTCGTTTCTTCAAGTCGGACACCGCCGTATCGAAGGAGTCATTCGCCGCGCCCCCCAGCCGCTTTGCGATCCCCGCAGACACCCCGGCGTTCAGGGCTTCCGCCTCAGACATGCTCCCCAGTTCGTGCCGCAACATCTGCATTTGCTCCGCAGTGATGCGGTCGGGCATTTCGAGTATTCTCCCCAACATCGGCATGGGGCTGACGACCTCCTTGCCCCCTTCGGTTACGGCTCTTTTACGCAGGGCCTCCGTCGCCACGGTTTTAAGTGCCACAGTGGGGATGACCGGCCTTAGGGCTATTTTGTCAAAAGCCGCGTACATCGCGCTGTGCGCCTCCGCCCAGACCTCTTTGGAAGCCCGGATACCGTCAGACAGTAACTCTTTCGCATTTCCCGTGTTTGGCCCCAGCTTGGCGGAAATTTTATCTTCGGCGGTTTTGAGGATCGCTGACGCGGTTTTCTCGGCGACTTTAGCTTTTTCCTCCGCAGCTACGATGGTCTCCCCCGCTTTCCCCGAAATACTCAAATTAAGATTCTCGGGGGTTTTTCCTTCACCCCCCACTCGACGGATTAACTCTTGTTTTTTAGATTCTAAAACAGCCTTATTGGCTAGAGCTTTTGAATCCCCAAAAATGTCTTGGGCAACTTTCTGGTTTGCCTGGGCTAGAGACGCACGAGGTTGCACCACCCCCACGTTGGGGGTGAAGCCGGGGAGTTCAGACTTAACTTTTTCATACTCCGCTTTCTGCTCCAAGTACCTCGGGAGTGTTTCTTTCCAAGGCCCTAGAATAGACCCGGGCTCCCAAGGAGCAAGCACCGACCGCCCCGCGAACCGCGTCGCCGCCCCCGCCAACTCGCCCCCCGCGCCTTCCGCCCCCGAAACCGCGATGTCCTGTGCCGTTTCCCCCGCTGTTTGCTGGTTAAGCCCCAAAGCGTCTTTTATGAGTTTATTGCCCGCCGTTCCCGCCGCAGCGCCCGCCGCCGCCGTACCTACTGCCCCCAGTGTAGAGGGTGCTCCCGCGACCCCCCCGGCGATCATGCCCACCGTCGGGAGAATTTCCCCCGCCACACTTGCGGCTCGACTGGCGAGATTTTTTGTCGAAAAAAAGTCACCTTTTCGCTCGAAAGCCACTTTCTTGCCGTTTTGGAGGACAACATCCTGCCCATAACTTGATTTTGTGACGTTCTCGGGGCCATATTCCTTACGGAGGTACGCAGCCTTCTCCGCCGGAGTGCTCAGTAGACTGTAGACCGCCTGTTTCCCCGCGTCGTCCACCCCCGAGTAATCCACGGTAGGGTCGAGGTGACTCGGGGCGTAGGAAGTCGCTCCCGGCAGATCCGCACCCCTGTGGCTGTATTCCTCGTTACGAGCGTCCTGGGGCGGAAAAGCTGCATTCGGGTGCTGTTTCAACACTTCGGCCTGTATCTGTTCTTCCGACGCTCCCGCCGGGCCTTCGATCCGGTACGTTTTCCCGTCAGGGGCTTGTATCTCGTACTTTGACATTATTTGACTACCTCTGACTTACCCCACCCCGCCGTAGGCGATGCACTTTCCGGGACCCCGCGAGAGTTAGGGTCGGGCTTGGGGTCTTTTATGCCCGACCCCCTCACCAGCCCTTCTCGAAGTTGCCTTAAGCCATTTCGCGCCGTAGACGCGTTTTGGAGCATCCCTAGCCCGGGAACCAGCTTATCTACGTTGTCCGCTTGAGATTTAAGACGCAATCCCCCTTTTTTAGAGTCCATGTAGATCGACTGAATCTCTTTGATCCGTTGCTCGAAGTTAGCGGCGGGCGTTTCGCCCCCTCCGCTCAAGCTGGACCCGACAAATTCCCCTACACGGCTCACCGTCCCCCACCCCGCCCCTACGACGTGGGGTTCTTCATCAATCATCTGGATCGCGGAGTCGATTTTATTTACCAATTCCGTCACGTTTTGCTGGGATTTTGCTTCTTTTTCAGCGACTACCTCGAGCTTGCCGTCGAGAATATCTTGGTCGTGCTGTTTTCGATTTGCAATCTCCAGTGCCCGCAGTCTCACCGCATCCACGTGCGCTTGTCGGGAACGCTTATCCACCAGCAACTCATTGGCGGTCGGGGTGTCCGCACGGTACTGCGCCAATTTCTCAGAAGCCGGGCCGTAAGCGTTAATTGCTGCCCGCACCGCCGCCGCCCGCTTCACGGGGTCTGTTATCTTGTCCGCTTCGGTCATAGCCGCGCTAAATTTTTCCGCGTCCGCCGCCGTTTTCTGCCCCGCCGCCGTTTTAGTGACCCGTTCCTGCTCCGCCGCCCACTTGCTCTCAACGTTCTGAAAATGTTCCAAAGCTTTCGCGTTGCCCGCCACGCGAGCCCACATTTCGGACGTTATCGGCGATTTTGCCGCAGGTACGGTTGCCGCCGGTGCACCGGCCGCAGGTACGGTTGCCGCCGGTGCAACGGCCGCAGGTACGGTTGCCGCCGGTGCAACGGCCGCAGGTACGGTTGTGGTGAGGGGACTGGGTACGCCCGCCAGCCCCGTTCGAGGAACAGGCTCTCCACGTAACGCCGCGATCTGCGTGTCAGCAACGTCTTGCGAGATAATTCCCCGATCCGCCCGACCTTGAATCTCTTCAATCCAGGCGTTAATCGCGTTCTGTTTATTTACCTTGACCGCCGCGTCCTGGGCGTTCTGTTCCGTGAAAACGCTTGGGGACAGCGTGCCCGCCGCGATCCGTAACGCTTGACCGAGGGATGATGCGAAACTTGTGTCGTCTGCCATGACTATCGCTCCCTAGGTATTTGTTGCGTATGTTGTCCCACTCAAACCCCCCGTCGTACTTCCCCCGAGCCCGCTCGTCGTACCATAAGTATTCCCCCCCACTGAAAACGTCCCCGAATTCCCGTAGGAAGAGGCGAAAGTGCTCGCGGCGTTTAAATCGGGCGGGGGCTGCGTGGATGAAAGTAAACCCGTGGCCGACTTCCACAGGCCTGTAGCCGCGTCTTTAACCCACTGCACGCCGCCCGATACGATGGCGTTCGTCGCCGCCGTCCCCGCCGCCGAAGTCAGCGCCCCAGATAAACCGCTCAAGGCCGATCCTTGGGCGTTACTGACTGCCGTGTTAGACGCTTGCTGCGAGGCGGCGGGCACTGTGCCCATCTTCATCGCGGCTAAATTCTGATTCGCTATAGTCGTACCTAGCCCCGATTGATTGACCGCCGTGGCGGATTGCCCCGAGGCGATATTTCCCTGTAACGTCAAAGAACTCTGTAGCGCCTGTGCGGTGGCATTTGACACGGCTTCGCTGCCCGCAAGCCCGGTGTTCGACAGGGACTGGTCTGCGAGAGACGAGCCGGATAGCCCGCGCAATGCCTGTGATTCTTTCTGTTGCGCGAGGGATTGCCCCGCTTGAGCCTGAACCGGCGCTATGACCGACTGAACATACCCGCCTTGATTCGCCCCCGCCTGATTGTACAACGCCTGTTGTTCGGCGCTAACATTCGCCAGCCCGGTCGTCGCGGCAGTGTTCAGATTCGAGGTCGCCGCGCCAAGATTCGTCGTCGTTCCGCCGGGGCCGACGACCGAAGACGAGATTACCTGCCCGGTCGTTGGGTCCACCACGTACTGAGACGGGTTTACTTGAGCATTTTTAACCGTATTTACCGCGTAATTCGCTAGGACGGCGGGCAGAACTATGCCCGCAGCTTGAAGTGCGGTAGAAACGCCCGAGGCGCTCCCAGTCGTAGACAAGCTGGAGGCGGCGGTGTTGAAAGTATCCGCCGTAGCACCGTTTGCCGCCGCTGCGCTTAGATCAGAAGGGGCCACCCCCGAGGCCGCGAGCGCATTGGCGGAAGCTGCGGTCAGGCCGGGCATCGCCGTCATCATCGCTTGTACGGTCGCAGGATCGGCGGCGGGGGCAGGTTGTCCGCTCCCCGCCGCCCATCCGCCTAGAAGAGCGCCACCCGCCGCCGCTCCTAGGTTAGAAACCCCACCCCCCCCGCCGCCGGGTCGGGCAACCATCCCGTTTAACGCCCCCGCAGTCGCCGCCCCCACCATCGCGCCACCTGCCGCAGTTCCAATCGAGTCCGCAAAAAGAGAGGCGGCGGCTCCGCCCGTTGCTGCGGCGATTCCTATTGCCGCAATAGTCTCGATTGGAGCTTTATATTTCTGCCACGCTGTGCTCACGAAATTCCCCTCAGCATCTTGGTGAAAATTATCTCTTTTCGGGCGTACCCCAAACGCTCGAAAATTGCGCTCTTGTCACTGTCGGTCTTGGTGGATGTGTAAATTCTTTCAACACCGAGGGAGGACAGACTACGCTCAACAAACTTAAAGAAATTAACCCCTACGAGTCCCTTGCGGCAGTCCTTCCGCAGATAATAAATATCGGTAAACGCCGTTTTACTGGTCTTATAGTGCAAGCAGGTACTAATCATCGAGATGTGGTAGCCAACTAACTCCCCGCATCTCCGGGCAGTCACAACGTGCAGTTCCCCTGACTCAGCGCAGCGGTTATACGCCTCATAATCGGGGTCAAGGGGGATTTCGGGATTAGACGCGTGCTCGGCGTAGTGCTGGGGGTAATATTTGGTAATCTCCCCTTCGGCATCTTGGTATCGCTCGACCGCGAATTCAATCTTCACTGTTTGGCCTCTACCACTTTGCCGTCTTGCACTTGTGCGACGACCATTCCCTGCGAGTCGATAACCTGATTGCCGTGGGCTTCGTCCGTTACGAAAAATTTCTTGCCCTTAAAGACGGCTACGCCTTTATCGACTTTAATCTGTTCGCCCTGAAACTCAACCGTCCCAGTGAACCCGATATTCTGAGTCTCAGGTGCACCCGGCTGCGGCGGCGCACCTGACGGAACCGGTTGAACGGGGGCGCCCGGCTGCGGCGGCGCACCTGACGGCACGCCCGGTTGAACGGGGGCGGCGGGCGCGGATAGCCCCATCAAACCGGGCGTGCCGTTTAGCGCGCCCACTTATTTCTTCCCGCCTTGAACGCTGAACAGGTATTCATTCCCGCCTCCTCGGGGGTCGCCCCCCACGATTTTACCGACATAATGCAGTACGCCATACCCTTTTACGTGGTGGAGTAAATTAGCCCCACCTTTCAGACAGGTCACGACGCAAACCCCAACCTCCTTACGGTAGCGCACCCAGTTGAAGAACCGGACGCTTGCCCGTAAAACATTCGACTTTGTGGCCCACTTAAAAAATACCGCCGTCGGCTCGATTCTCGACCCCTCGGAACGAATTGACACGAGGCCGATTGCCCCCCGCTTATCCTTAAATCTGGGGTTGTAATCCTCGATCAGAAGATTTCCCCCGTACCCAGACATGCGGCGGAGTATCCATTCGTTAAACTCGGCTTTCCCCCAATCGGGGGGTAACTCGGCGAACGATCCTTCTTTGTACGCCGCCCATAACAGCCACAGGTCTTCGCCCGTAAAGGCGCGTATGAGGGGCTTGGATTTACGGAACAGACGTTTCCGGTTCTCGTCATGCCCTAGTAGAATTCTAGGTGATCTACTTGCCAAGGGGTCGGAGACTGGACGCGTAAGGTCACGTAAAACCCCGACCCTTTGCCTGATGGGCTGAATGTCTGGTGCGTTACGGCGTTTGCGAGTTGTTTCCCCTGCGACCAATATGAACCTCCACCCCAATAACTTGCGCGATTATATAGAGCGGGGGTTGTCCCCGCCAACTGCGATTTTAAATCCAACGAAGACGTGCTTGAGTTATATTCGTCCGACCAGTCAAACGATATGCCGAGCGTTGAAGTGTACAGTAATTTCCGGTATTGCACCTTCCCCAGCATTATCTGTTCATTGTAGGGGAAAGCGGGCCACACTTCAAGGTCAACCAAGCGGGACACCCGTTTCACATCAATCGGGTAGACCCCTACATCCCCCGAAATCCCCACCCCGTTGAGGTCGAATATGTCTCCGTCAGCCCCGCCCCACACGATTGTCCGCGTCGAATTCCCCGCTTCGGGCCGGATTAAGAACTTCGCGGCTTTCGTATTTACCCCATCCGGCCCGAGCGAAGTGAACACGCTCCACGGGCTCAATCCGGCATTCACGACCGGGTTCGCCGCCGCCGCCCCAAACAGGATGTCTTTGTACAAGACGAGTATCTTATCTTTTATGAAGAAGAATACCCTTTGTAAAATCTGATCGTAGACGATCAAAGCCGAGCTCAACCCCGCCGTTGTTTTTGGAATCCAGCTAGAAATCGCGTTTACCCGAACGTCGCCATAATTCTGCGTGGCACTCATGAGTTGGATCGCGCCCCCCTCTTGGATGAAAACGACATCGTTACCCACGTTGAGCATCGCCTCGTCATCAATCGCCGCCGACCCGTTGAAAAACGGGATGAACTGGAAGGTAGACGCGCTCGTCCCGGTCAGCACGAACAGCGCGCCTCCCGAGGTTGATATGATTAAGCTCTGCTGAAAGACCGTCACCCCGTTGATCGGTCTCAGGTCGGGGGTGAGTAGATAAAACGCCTCCAATCCGGTAGAGAATGTTGCTGACCCCCCTGAAGTCGTCGGCCCCCCTTGCGCCAGAATGCTCAGGTTTTCGGGGTCTTGGAGCGCCGAAGCCAGCATTAGGTGCGGCGTGGCCGTCCCGCAGATGACGTTGAAATACCATACGCGACCTAAAAACACCACCGAGTATTTCGCGTAAAGCGCGCTTGGAAGGTTAGTTGGGGACGGCCCGAACGTCGTCCCGTCCCATTTTTGGACGACGTTATTCAACGCCACATCCGGGATGTAAAGCGTTTCGGTTAGAGGCCAGTAAGTGTCCCTCAGCAAAGCATCGGGGATAACTGAAGCCAACGCCGTAAAAACCGATCCCCCCCCCCATAGGTAGACTTGCGTACCTGCGACGACCACAGTTGTTTTCACGCCCGCCCGCGTGACTAGCTGCATAATCCCCGTGATTTTCTCCCCGTTCGGCGCGGTGCCTAGAAGGTCGAAAGGGGCGCGGGGGATTAGCTTGGTGTTGCGCGCACCAAGCTGGAAATTATATCCGTCGGTCGCTTCGTTTAGGTTCGGTGTCTGGTTCTCGTTGAGCCCCGACGCGAAACTCAGTAAAAACTTCGCGTCTTTCGTGTCCCGGTTAGGCGGCGTAAACGCGACCATATCGCCTCCCCGGCTTGGTCGGACGAACCAGTTTTAGGAGCGTTGCCCTCGCGGATACATACGTGGGGTCTTTCTCGAAGTCTGTCCCTGGCATCCTCGGTTGTTGGGTGAACAGGGCGTTAAACCTGACCGCCGCGAGTTCGCAAAATTTAAGGCACTCGATGTTCCGTATCAAGGGGATCAGGTCGGTTTCGACCGTCGGTATCACATCTTTATTGTAGTCGAAAGTGAGGACTCTCCCCTCTAAAGTGTCATTGGGGACTTGGAAGAACCCGACCTCTTTCGTGGGCGCGTCTATGTAGTACCAGTTCTGCGGATACCCCGACTCGGTTTTATAGTCGAAGAGAACCCGTGCGAGGGTTTTCTCCCCGCCTTTGAACTCGGTAATCATGTTGTTCTGGACAGCATCGTAAAAATACGCGGGGTTGTTCCAGAATTGAACAAAATCCGCCGGTAGCTGATAAACTCTTACGCCCGAATGCAGCGTGATCGTGGCCCCCTCCACGCGTTCCATCGGGAGATCGTAATACTCCGCGATGTCGGTCAGGGTGCTCTGAATGGCGATAATCGCGAGTTGCATCGTCGCGCCGTGCTGCGTATTGGAAAAAGACGTAGGCGCATCGGTGTCCCCTCGCAGGATTCCCCCGTTACGGAGGACTTGAGCCACTGCCGTGATGAAGTTCACATCTTCTCCTCGAAATGAACCGTGCTGGGCCGCCCAGCACGGTTCGGGGTTACTTCAACAGCTTAGAGCGAAGATGCGCCTGAGCGGATTTTATAAATCCAGCCTTGGTTCAAGATAGTTCCCGCGAACCACGCCATCCACGCCATCGTGCCCAGTTGGTTGAACGGGTCTGCCGCCCCGGCGGAGCCGAGCGGCTTGACGATCAGCTCGACCGCCGGGGGGTTCTTCGGGTTGTACATCTCGAAGGAGTTCGTGGCGTGCATGTTGCCCAAGCCCACCGTGCCGATAGCTTCCTGACCGTAAATAAAGCTGTCGTACACGTTGTTCGCTTTGTTGCTCGTCCCGCGCAAACCCGTAACGGACACTTTACCCGCGCCGACGGCGATGGTACTCACCTGAGTTGAACTCCAGCGAACGCCCTTGCACGCCCCGAACTCAAACGGCATAGTTTCGGTGTAACCCGCGTACTGCTCGACCGGGATGAACCCCACCAAGTTACGGATGTCTTCCTCAACATCCACGTGGCAGATGCCGTAAAGGCTGGAGCGGATCGGAGTCGTGCCCACGTTGGTCGAGCCCATGCCGATAGGCGTGAACGTGCGGCCCGCGTTGTTATTGACCAGGTTGACCGCCGCCGAAATATCTCCGACCGAAATGCTCGAAGCCACGAACGACACACTCGCGCCGCCCCCTGCGTTGCCGTTGGAGTAGCGCACGTTCGTAGCGCCTTGGTAGGCGGCAAACATGAGCGCGTTCAGTGACTCGCCCGCATTCGCCCCGAGAGTGTCCAAGAACCGCATCGCGCGAGTATTTACGCTAAATAGGTCGATTTCTTCACTGTACGCAATCGCGTTGCCCTTACGGGAAACTTGGGCCGTAGCGATACTGACCACGGGGGTCACGAAATTCACGCCCATGAAAATTGCGGGGTTGGCTCCGACTTCGCTGACGTTGGCGGTGACCACCCCCAGATTATTGAGGCGCTCCCACTTAACGCTGGAAGAGCCCGCGTTTTTCTCCAGTTTACCCGCGAGAGAGCCGTTAAAATACGGAAGTTTCTTGCGGGCGGCAGAAAGCAAGCCCTTCATCAACACGAAGTTGACGGGTTCGTTGATGTTACTCTGCCGTGTGACGGTATTTGAACTCACTGTTGCGTTAGCCATTTGAGACTCCTAACAAATTGGGTTAGGGCCACAACGATAAAAATCACGCTCAACCGCCGGAAAGCATCCGCTGCCACGCTTGCTCGAAAGCCGTGCCGCTCAGTCCTTCCAAAGCGTTGCCGCGCGAATCCGTCTCAGTCGTGGCCGAGGTAGATTGTGCCGCTTTCAAAGCGCGCCTATCCGCAGAGAGCTTGGGGTCAACGGTTCCCTCGAATTTTTTACTGACATCTTTCGATATGACGGTCAGGGCCTTCTGCAACGCCGCTTTATGGGCGGGGGATGTGTTGCGGTTGTCCCATAACTGCTTAAATTTCGGGTCAGTCGTGGCCCTAGATTCCAGTTCAAAACGCGCCAACTGAAGTTTTCCTTCGTCGGTGTAGGGAAGCCCGTCAAAACCCGCAGTTTCTTTCACGAATTTGGTCGCTTCGGTAATCTCTTCCTCTAGCCTCGCCGCCGCCCCCGCACGCTCTATCTGAGCCTGCCTTTGCAATTGCGCAGTCTGATTCTTTTCTATGGCGTTCGTCTTGTCCAGGAGCGATTGCAGAAACGCTTTATGCCCTTCCTCATACGCATCCGGTATCGCGTCGGGAATTGGCTTCGTTTCCACCGCCGCTACGGGGGCAGGAATTGCCGTGATTTGAGCCTGTGACTCGGGTATGCCTGCCTCACGGTAGATGTCTTCCAGCGACTGCTCGGGGGCGACAACGGCGGGGGCGGCTATTTGGGATTCCGTTGTGCTAACGGTGGGTTCGTCCATACTATTCTCCTAAAGGTTAATTTGTCAATCGGTTTTCACTCCCGACGGGGAGATAATTCTAAAGATGGTTTCAAACATCTGTAACTTGGCGGACTGAAATTTCATATCCTCCACATTGTTCGTTTTCGGGTCGTAGGGCGGAACCAGAGGCCGGGTAGCGGCTATCTCCCGCTTGAGTATCTCAAATTCCGGGTACTGGGACAACACAGTTAAGTGGGCGTTATTTTTCATTCCGAAGCAACCCCCATTGCCCCCGCCTCGGGGGGCTCGATCGGCGGGGCGTTCTCGTGCTTCGCCACCGTAAGCTTGACCGTATGCTCAAACTTAGAAATCGCCGCGTCTAGTTCCGCCATTTTCAACTTATGCGCCTGGTCGCCCGTCATCACCCGATGGTCGAGCGCGAGCTGATCGGCCTTGAGATGCAACTCCGCCACATCTGTTGAGTGCTGCGTTTGAATCTTGGTCATCTTCGTATCGTGATCGAGCATCATCCGCTTCGTCTTTAGTGCCGTTTCCGCCTGTTCCTCCTTGAGTTGCTGCTGGAGTTGGGCGATTAACTGTGAAGCTTTCTGCAACTGGTCTTTCATTTCCGGCGGCACGCCATCCGTCGTCTTGATGAACCGTTCCGGCGACTTTACTCCCGCATCTTGATACATCTGTTTCATCGTCTCATCGAGGTCTATCTTCGCGGCTAAAGCTGGATGCCCGAGCATAAAACTGGAGACGTTGGAGAACGCCGCCATGCGTTTGTTCTCCCCCAGCACGCCTTTCGTCCCCACCACCTCGAAATGCACTGTGGCCGGAAGGTCTTTCCGAGTTGTGCGTAGGAAGTCGGGAGAGTCTACGTCCGGGTCATAGAAACTGAAATCAAAAGTTTTGTTTGCCAGATTCAAGGCGTGCTGCATGTACAGAAACGTGCGCAGTGCGTCGTCCAGCTTAATGGCGAATCCGAATGGCCCCGCCTCGCTGTCCGCCTGCTTGGTGTCCACCTCGGCTTTAGTCGCACGCGACCCCACCTCGATCCCCGGTCTTCCTAGCGCAGACTTCATGGTTTCCATGCCGAACCGAACACCGGCAAGCGCCATTGCCGGGTCGCCAATCTTCAATTGTGTGAAGGTGGACGACCCCTTCGTAGCGGTTTTTGACCCTGGGGCTATCGTTGGCCCCCCATTTTCGATGAACTCGGGGTCGTTGCCGTCGTAGACGATAGGGGGCCGGACGTTAAGCTGGACGGAGTTAACATACTCGTTTGCCAGAATTGACGTGATGCCCTGCATGGGGCTTTGTTTGATAATCGGGCTGTGGGCGTAAGGATCACGCACGTCCATGCGCTCGTAACCCTTGTAAACAATCGGGGCGTAGGGAGTTTTGTTGGCATTCAGGTACACCAACTTACCGTTGGCCAGCACCGCCTTATAGTTTGGGTAAAACAAGTCGTCTACCGACACCGCCCCCTCGCCGCTGGACTTCGGGATAACGATGTCCCCCCAGTACGTGTCCAGTTCAATGTCTTTGGTCGAGTTATCATTGACCGTGTGCTCGTTCTTGGGTATCTTTTTCAGCGCATCCTTGAACCACCCATCCCCCTCTAGCTCGCAGAGTTCTACCAGCGCGTGCAGGGGCATATACGACCGGATAAACATCGACCCTGAGTAAAACATATTCGAGCCGACCAAAGACGGCGATGGGTCAGGGTAACAGTTCCACATTGAGTGAGGCTTCCACACGGGTGAGGTGATGTCTTTCACCCGATCTCCTGTGAGATACATGCTCAGGGTGTCTTCCTCCACCTCCGCTACGAACCCCCCGTGGTGCAACGCTTCTTTTATGCTCAGTTCCACGCGATCCCGAAGTCCGAAGTCAATATGTTGCTGGGTCATCATGGCGCGTAAACGCCCGTCTACCTGACGCTGTAGTCCTTTTTCGAGGCGTACATTCTCCCCGGTCTCCACGTCGAGGTCGGTGGGAGGTTCCACATGCGCCTCGAACCAATTACGGGCGTTCGGGAACACCACGCGCATTAAGTCCGAGGTCATGACTTCGGAGGCCACCGCTAGATTCCCCAACTCGAAGGCATTCAGCCAGTCATCGTCCTGGCCCTCGCTCTCAAAGACGGGAGCTTCGAGGGCGATCTGTTGATCCACCGCCGTCCACTTCGCCTCATGGTTTTGTCGGAAAGGGCTGTTCTTGCGCTTGGCTAATTCGGTTTTTAAGATCGTTTCGACCCGTTTTAGGTCTTTATCCGTCAGCTTCGGCTCTTTCTTTTTCTTGCCCGCCTTCGGTTTTGGATCTTTCCCCCCCGTTTCGGGTTTAGTCGGGTCAGCGGGATTTATTTTTTCGTCGTCATCGTTCGGCATTATCTATTTCCCCAGTTGCCGCGACCCTTGCGCGGCTTAAATACTTTACGTCGGACAACTTGCGTGCGTGCGTGGCGCAGCATCATGACTGCGTATCGGCACGCGTCGAGGACATTATCCCCCTGCTTGACGATCTCGCCTTTCAGGTTAGTATGGTACATTCGTTTCTCTTCAAAAAATAGCTTACACGACCGAAAAACTTTAAATCTGCCGGTCTGCATCCGCTCGATCATTTCCGTGAGTGATGCCCACACGGAGTTCCCGCCTTCCCCCTCCTTTTGCCCCGCTTGGGGGGAGTTGGTCGCTTTCCACGGAAGAAAATTGACCCCCTCGGCCACATAGTTTGATCGGAGTTGTTCGCCGGTGCCTTTTTCCGTGTTTAGCCCGTCGTGAGGCCACGCCACGGGAATCCACGTCCCCCATGCGTTCAACGTGACGGCGTGAATCGCGGGCAACACCCGACTTTCACGGTATTCCGCCGTCACGTATACGATGTCGTTATCCCTGTCCCACGCGATTCTGGCCGCGCCGAACGGGTGATCCCACCCGAAATCTACCCCGTTGATTTGCGCCCAGTGTGCGGGTATCTCGAAAGGGTCTACCGTCAAGTCTTCGTCAGGAGTGGAGAATACAACCCCCGCGCCCATTAACGGGCTCCCGTTTCGACGCATTTCCCGCTCGTGCTCGGGGAATTTCTCAATCATGACTCGTTTCGTCTCTTCGCTCAGATGCGGCGCATCGTCCCACGTCAGGGTTGTGAGATATTGACCCTCTTTCAAGTCATTCATAAACTGCGCAACTGTGGCGGTCATTCCCTCTTCGGGGGTCATAGTCATGAATAGAATTGGGTCGCGTTGGGCGATCATCGCCCGTAGGAACTGAGATAGGACAGCTTGGGGAGGTTCTTCATCCATCCACCCTACCTGAAATCCCACCCCCATGAAAGCTTTAAATCCTTGCTCGTATGCGCGCAGGTACAGGTTTGACATCCCATCGAATTTCCCGCCCGTAAAATGCTTGACGGTGCAGGAATCGTAGGCGTTTGTCACACCCGCTTTTCGTGTCGGCTTGCCTATACAGTCAATCGGGATAGCCCCCGTCCCTAGTTTCTTTTCGTCTAATGGGTCGCCTAAAAGCGCCAACTGGATAATATCTCGGGTTGAATTGTTCGTTACCCCCGCCGCTACGGCTTCTATCGGGTGCTGGTATCTTACGCCCGCATACCAGATGGGATACCGACCCGTAAGGTGCATCGCCATTTCCATTGCGCCAAGTGTCGTCTTGCCAACTTGATTTCCCCCCAGCCCCAGTCGTTCCGTGGCGGGTCGCGTTGTGCCTTTGCCGACCGCATTATGGAACGCCAGTTGTTTGGGATAGGGGATATAGTATTCGAGTTTATAAATCTCTTTCCGACGTTCTAGCTGGGCGGCGAGAGCGGCGAAGGCACTCACCCCGCTCATGTAAAATGACCGACCGGAAACGCTACAACAGCCGCACAGAGAATCACCACAGGGGCGACGAGGCCGAGCCGGACGCGCCAATCTGGAAACACGGCTATTCTCTCCAATACTGGCGGATCCAAGGACTCGTCATTTCGTGTGGGTTCGGGCGACCGTGGAAAATTACGATCTTAGACCCGTTGGGCGGCACGATACGGCTGTGCGTTTTATACGATACACACCAACGCGCGGGGAAAATCTTGGACTCCGGCAGCATCGCGGTAATCACGTCTTGATCGCCGTGGAATTCTCGCGTCATACTCTTCTCAAAATCCGTCCAAACACGGGACACATCTTCGGCGGGATCGAACAGCATCACGCTCGAATTAAACCCCCCTACATTCCAGTCCTCGATGATGTGGAACCCGTCTAATGCCGCTAGTGCGTCTAGGCTATGGGTGACGACCACATCTAGGTCGAGGAAAAGGCACTTTCCGGTGAACAGCCCCGGCTTGAACAGGTATATTTTATTCCACCATCCCTCGAATCCCTTCGGGAGTGGCAAGGTCTTACACCGAAGCCCTTTCGGGTCATCGGTGTAACACACAAATTTATGGGGGATGGCCAGATTCCGCGCCACCATCGCCTGCAAGATGTGGACGTATCTCTTCGGGTATTTATTGCCCCAGCACACGCAAGCGACGGTCAGCACGGTTACTTCTGGCCTTTGATCTTCGGGCTCTTTGACTCGGCTTTAGCCAACGACCCCGTTTTATGGGCGGTTTTCATGCGGTCGGTTTTAGCCATCGGGGCGTTGCCCTCTTTGGTTTTCTTCGACACTGCGGGTTTCTTAACGGCGCTCATGGCTTTGTGCCGCCCTTCCACCCTTTCGCCGTACTGCCGTCGGTATGGGTTTTACGGTTTTTACCACCCGGTTCCGAGTGTGTCGCTCCGCCGCCGTTTCCTACCGGACGATGGTTTTTAGCGATACTACCTCCCCCGGGGATCTTTACCGCGCCCGGTTTAGCGACATCGCCTTGTAAGTTCGTTTTCTTGCTCAATCCGTGCCGACCAACGCCTGTAACCATGATGCTCTCCTAGAAATGAAAATTAACGAACGATTCCGTACCCCGTTAAGCCGAGTTCGTGCGCCATCAGGTGCTCGACCAGCATAGCGAAGCGGTGTTCCTTTTGGTAAGGTGCCCCCGGCTGATCGCCAGATTCTTCGCCGGTAGGGATGTTAGCATACGCCCCCTCCCCCATGTCGAACTCATCGACCATTTTCTGGGTAATCCCCCTTTTCCGGCACAATAACACTTCGATCAATTCGTGGATCGCCACCAAATGTTGGGAGTCTTCCGTCGGAAAATCCGACGTATCGTTCGACACCCGGATAACGAGGTTTCCTTCCTCGTCGTAAAACCAATCTCCGCAGGTATCGTACCGTTGTTGCGAGTGCGAGATAAACTCTAGTCGAATATTCATGATCTGGTCGTCTCCGTGATTCGTTGCTGTTCCGAGTGCGCGCATAACGCACATTTGTGCCACACAATGGTGTAACCCGAGTAAACGTCTCGCTTGGCCAACATCGGCCCGTACCCGCATTCGGGGCAGATCATGTCGCGTACACCGTGCTGCCCCCCCAGTACGGGCTCGGGCCGAGAGGCACGTGCCAGTCGATTTCGTCGATTACCCCCTGCTCCGTCCCCGCGTCTGCTAAGTACACGTCTACCTGGGTTCCCGTCGCGGCGGCGATGTGCCATGCCGACGCGGGAACCGATACTACCCGAGAGAGAACACTGCATAGCGCAATAACTCCTTCGATGTCGTCCCTCAGATCAATCCCTGTCTCGAGAAAATTAGGGTGGGTATCGTCGTACTGGAGATTTACCATTCCCGTCGGTAGGCAATCGGGGTTTACACTTCCGTGCCGCCCCTTCCAGCTAATCCCCGTCATCCCACGGTATTCCCCAAATTCTTCCAGCCGTGACGGATCGGGTTTCAAGAATGGTTTGCGCGGGAAATGCTCTGCACTTTGCCGGAACATCGGCAATAAATCTGCGGCGGGAACGAACGCGTCGAACCCTGCCAAGATGTCATCTCTCGCGTCCACATGTCTCGTCTTCGTTATGAGCCCCGGAAGCGATCTCGCTAGGGGTGCCGCGAGGCGTTCGTCGCCACAGTACGTGACTTGCTCCGCACGAGTCATCGCTTCGGGTAAAACCGAGGCGAACAGCAATTCGTCCCCGATTCCCTGCTCGCCGATGACTAAAAGGCTTCTTACGGAGTTTCTATCCCAGAAAGGAACTTCTGTCTGGCCGTAGCGCATCGTGGCCGCCCAGTTATCTCTGAACTGCCACCCGTCCCAATCCGAAAAATTACGCCGCATAAGTCGGGCACAACATAGGTTGTGCCGTATTTTCGGCGAGAAAGTCGCATATACCTCCCGCTCGCCTCGACCTTTCAAGGATTTTTTAAATTTTCGCAGAGCTTGATCCACCTTTAGCCGCGATTCGCTGCTGCTGCGGCGGAGCATGAACTCTACGTCGGAGTACAGGCTCATTACGCGGCGGGGACTTTCGGAGTCTTTTTCTTTTCAGCTTCTTCAAACGCTCGAATCTTCGCTTTCAGTATCTCGTTTTCGTCCGCCAAGTCTTCTTCGCGTTTCAATTTGGCCTCGGCGGCTCGCTTCGCTTCCAAATTTTTCGCTTTTTCTTCGGGGGTTTCTTCAAAATCGCTCATGAAGTTAGACCACTCCCGATTCGGGTGAACTCCTCGGCAGTACACTGTTTTACCGAAATTAACAGCTACTTTTCCCTCGAAACTGGCTTTTTCAATGACGGCTTGGATGAGCTCTTCTCGGCGAACGGAGGATAAAGCCCCGTGGTCGGGCATTTTGGCGAGGACTTCGCTTTCTCGAACAATTGGCATATTTTACTTTCTAGGAATTGAGAATGGTGTCGGGGTGAACCGAAATCGTCGCCCCCGCCGGGATGTCGACGACCCCCTTTTCATCGCTCGTCAGAACCGTGCCGTCGCCCAAAGTAATTTTGACCCCAGCTTGCAGGTTTCCGAAGCGGTCACGAGCGTACCGACACACTGTGACGGTCGGATCGGCAGCGGGTGCGGCGGTCGGATCGGCAGCGGGTGCGGCGGTCGGATCGGCAGCGGGTGCGGCGGTCGGATCGGCAGCGGGTGCGGCGGTCGGATCGGCAGCGGGTGCGGCGGTCGG